TGACGCTGAAATGGAAAATAACTATTTGCAATTTATACTTGACGAGTCTTTAGAAGAAGACGATCAAGATTATTTAATGGACGTTTTAGAACAAGATGAACGTCTAAGCAGCATCTTTGATCAAGTTATGGATGTTGCAGGAGAATTCTCAGGTGAAGGGGAAGTAGATGGCCCCGGAACTGGAGTATCAGATTCGATACCCGCAAGGTTATCGGATGGTGAATTTGTTTTCACCAGAAAGGCTACTGATCAACTAGGCGCGGAACAGCTACAAACTATGATGGACGATGCTGAACGTGCTTATGACGGTGGTTTAATGAAAAAAGCATTTGGTGGTATTGCTTATAATCCTATGGGAAATGGTGAAATGTCTAATAGGATTACTGAGGATGAACTTACGGAAGAAGAAATTAAGCGACAAATGATTAGTTCTAACCGTATGCCAAGTGTAACCCCACGATAAGGCCACTCTATTTTAGACCCCTTATCACTTTATAAACCTAGAGGCCACCTTGAAGTATCAAGACCCTTTGTTGTAAACGCGAACAACGAAGCCACCTTGAAAGACTAGCAAGCCCCAAAAGGAGTGTGACGATTATGTCCGAAGCAATTGAAAGTATAACTGAAGAACAAGCACCTAATCCGTACAATTCACGAAAGGACTGGCATGTACCAGATGCTCCAAGTAGAGGAAGTGCAGATGGGCTGTTTTATGATGATAGATCTGAAACACAGGCTACCCGCAGCGCGGCCCCTGAAGAAGTTGAAGAAACATCAGCAAAAAGAACTAACTATAAAAAACGCTATGATGATTTAAAAAAGCATTATGATCAAAAGATTTCAGATTTTAAACAACGAGAACTAGAGTTACAAGCAGCGGCTATGGAGCAACAACCTGCTTACGCACCGCCTAAGTCACTTGAAGATCTTGAACAATTTAAAAGCCAATATCCTGATCTATATGAAACTGTTGAAAGTGTTGCTCACCTACAAAGTGAACAACAACTAGAGCAGATAAAATCAAAGCTTTCTGTTATCGAAGAAAGAGAAGCTGCTATAACACGTAGAGAAGCTGAAACAGCCCTACATGATAGGCATCCCGATTTTGACGAAATAAGAGGCGATGATCGTTTTCACGAATGGGCCAAAGAACAGCCAGAACAAATTCAAGGCTGGATCTATAACAACCCAGATAATGTACCTTTAGCCATTAAAGCAATTGATCTTTATAAGTTGGAGACAGGACTCAGTTCTACTAAGTCTGCTAAGAACAAAAAGTCGCAACCTACTTCATCAGCGGCTGATTTTGTTTCTACTAAAACAAATGCAGTGGATGCAAAACAACCGAAGGTGTGGACTCAACGGGAAATCTCTAAACTTTCGATGGCTCAATTTGACAAATATGAAAGTGAAATTGATCAAGCCATTATGGAAGGCAGAGTAATCCCATAATAATTTAATGTCTTTTTAGGAGAATATAACATGGCTCAATATTTTGAACCCGGCACAGATACTAATGCTAACTTTGCAAACAGTGTCACAGGCCAAACTAACTCGTACTTCCTTCCAGCAGTTTACTCAAAGAAGGTTCTAAACTTCTTCCGTAAAGCTTCTGTATGTGAAGCAATCACTAACACTGACTATGCTGGTGAAATTACTGCTTTCGGTGACTCTGTAAAGATCATCAAAGAGCCTGTAATTTCTGTTTCTGCTTACACCCGTGGCAGCGACACTACAGCTACTAAGCTAACTGACCAAGAAGTTAATTTGGTTGTTGACAACGCTAACGCTTTTAAGTTTATCGTTGACGATATCGAAACTTCTATGTCTCATGTAAACTTCAAAGAAGTTGCATCTTCATCGGCTGCTTACGCTCTGCGTGATGCTTTCGATTCTGCTGTAATTGCTGAGATGTTTGCTGGTGTATCGGCTGCTACTCCTAACCATGTCCTTGGTTCTGACAGCACAACTGACCTAGCTGGCGGTACTTTTGATGGTACTGGTAACTTGGATATTGGTCAAGGTTCTGGCGAACACGATCCTTTGGATGTTATGGCTCACATGGCCCGTCTACTTGACGAGCAAAACGTGCCAGAAGAAGGTCGTTGGTTCCTAGCACCGCCTAGCTTCTACGAGCAGCTTTCACAAGCAAGCTCTAAGTTGATGTCTGTAGACTTTAACGCTGGTCAAGGCTCTATCCGCAACGGTCTGGTTTCTTCAGGCAAGCTGCGTGGCTTTGACATGTATAAGTCTAACAACATTGCAGCTACTACTAACGCTGCTGGCAAGATCCTTGCTGGTCACGTTAGTTCTACTGCAACTGCACAGACTATCACTAGCACTGAGGTCATTCGTGATCCAGATAGCTTTGGTGACATCTGTCGTGGTCTGCATGTATTTGGAGCAGAGGTTCTACGACCTGAAGCTCTAGTATCTGCCTTCTACGGTATAGACTAAGCTGTAAATTAAAGTCGGGGGTGTAAAAGCCCCCGCACTTTTTAAGGAGAAATAAATGCCTCAAGTTGGAAGTAATGCAAAGCCTATAATGATTAAAGGCAAAAAAACTGGAAAGATTTTAGGCGATACAGGAAGTTGGTACACAAAAGAAAATAAGAAAAAATATGAAGATAACTATGATGCTATCTTTAGAAAAGATGAAACTAAATCAAAGGCACAGTAATTATGTCAACAAGTTATTTAGATTTAACAAATGAGCTTCTCCGCGAACTAAACGAAGTTCCTTTAACAGCAGGAAATTTTGCTGCTTCTATTGGCGTTCAACAACATGTTAAAGATTCTGTAAATCGTGCGTACTTTGATATAATTAATGAAGAACCGCAATGGCCTTATTTAGCAGTTACTGAAAGCGGTGATGTAGATCCTATGTACGGAAACGTATATGTAGAAACAGTAGTCGGACAAAGATATTATGAATTGAAACCTGCAAGTAGTTCTATTACTACTGATTATGGTTCAATAGATTGGGATAACTTTTATCTCACAACTGTAGGTGTTAGCGGTGAATCTGCTCCCTTTGAAGGGCGTAATTTACGTTATATTACCACAGAAGAATTTAAAGATTTTCGGAGAGTTTCTGAAAATTTAGATGATGCAAACACTCAAAACTATGGCGTTCCTAATGCTGTTACTAGAAGCCCAGATGCTAGAAAATTTGGATTAAGTCCAATACCAGATAAAGTTTATCGTATTTGGTTTTTTGCATGGAGCCTTCCTACAAAACTATCGAGTGCTACAGACACTTTAGTTTTTCCTGAAGTATACAGTTCTGTTTTATTATCAAGAGCTAGATATTACATACATCAATTTAAAGATAATCCACAAGCAGCAGCGTTTGCATTAGACGATTACAAAAAAGGCTTGCGTAGCATGAGGTCTAATTTATTAGAGCCTACTCCTGCGTATTTTAAAGATGATCGAATGAGATTCGTATAATATGGCAGCTTCACAACCTTTTGGTATTTCATGCAAAGGTGGATTAAACACTAATCTTAATCAGCTTGAAATGCTCTCACAGCCGGGACTTGCTACAAAGTTACAAAACTTTGAAGTAGACCCTGACGGTGGTTATAGACGAATTAATGGTTTTACAGCTTTCGGTTCTACACGACCCAACGGCAGTAATAGAGTTTTAGGTATTCAAGTATATGCAGACGGTGTAGTTGTTTGTTCTGGCACAAATATATATTTTAGTGTTGATGGCAATAGCTGGTTACAAATTAATAGATCTGGTGTACATAGTTCTGGAGATAATTATTCTACATTTACAGGACGAAGTGTTTTAACTAGATCAGGACAAAAACAAACATCTTTTGCGGTGTTTGAAGGTAATACAGATTATGGAGCATTAATTATTTGCGATGGTGCAAATAAACCTTATTATTTTTACATGACAGGTACAGGTGATTTAAATACTCGTACTTTTTTTGCTGAAGAAATAACTGTAAATAGCACTGAAGCTCCTGATGTTTGTGCAATACATGATCATCATTTAGTAGTTTCAGGAACTTCAGAAAATAAAAATACTATTTATTATAGTCATAATTTTGAGCCAAATAACTTTACTGGTGCTGGAGCAGGAAGCATAAAGCTAAGTGACCAAGTAGTAGCAATTAAAAGTTTTCGTAATGACTTAATGGTTTTTTGTAAAAATAGTATACATAAACTTATTAATATTAATGACTCTTCTAATATTGCAGTAGTTCCAATAACTAAAAATGTTGGTTGTTTAAGTTCTCACAGTGTTCAAGAAATTGGCGGTGACTTAGTATTTTTAAGTCCTGACGGTATTCGTTCAGTTGCGGGTACTGCAAGAATCGGAGATGTTGAATTAGGATCTGTAAGTAGACAAGTACAAGATCTTATTTCAAACTTAGCAACATTAATAGATACACATGTAATAACAAGTGCAGTATTAAGAAAAAAATCACAATATCGTTTATTTTATTCCCCAGCTACAGGAAATGTAGCAGATGCTAAAGGAATTATAGGAACTTTAACAGCAAACGGTTTTGAGTTTTCTGAAACAAAAGGTATTCAAGCTTTAGGGCTTGACAGTGGTTTTGATGAAGAAAATATAGAACAAATATATCATGGAGATAAAGACGGCTATATTTATAATCACGATATTGGATCCTCTTTTTTATCTTCAGGAGCAGAACAAAATATAGATGCTCAATACATTACACCTAATTTTGATTTTGGTGATGTGGGTACGCGAAAAACAATGCACTATGCTAAAATTTCTGTGTCTCCTGAAGGGGGAGTAAGCCCTACTTTAAGAGTTAGGTATGATTATGAAGATCCTAATATTCCTCAACCATCTGATTATCCGTTAGCTACAATACCTTTGCCAGCTACTTTTGGTACTTCTTTATTCGGTACAGGAGTCTTTGGAGCAAGTAATGATCCAATGGTAAGACAAGCACTTGAAGGTAGTGGACATGCTGTTAGTTTTAGAATTAGCAGTTTAGATAAAAAGGCATCTTATTCAATAAACGGTTTATATATTAATTACGTTCCATCGGGCAGGAGATAACCAAATGGCAGGTACGAGCTATACAAGACAAAGCACATTAACAGACGGTGATACAATCACTGCGGGTCTGTTTAATAATGAATACAATCAAATTGTAAGCGCATTTTCATATACAACTTCTGGAACAACAGGACATCAACATGATGGTTCTGCGGGCCAAGGTGGTCATATTCATACAATAGGCGACCAAGACTTTTTAAATAAAATTGTTGTAGATACAGCTAACAACCGTGTTGGCTTTTTTATTGAAGTAGGTGGCAGTGCAATAGAACAAGTTAGAGTTGAAGATGGTGCAGTAGTTCCTGTAACTGACAATGATGTCGATTTAGGTAGCTCTAGTGTTCAGTTTAAAGATTTATTTTTAAACGGAACTGCTAATATTGATGCTTTAGTTCTTACGTCAGGATCAACTGTAACTACTATTCTTAATGAAGATAACATGTCTTCTGATTCTGATACTGCTTTAGCTACTCAACAATCTATTAAAGCTTATGTAGATGCTCAAGTTACTGCCCAAGATCTTGACCTTACTGATGGTACAACTGTTATTGCAATTGATTTAGATTCTGAAACTCTAAGCATTTTAGGAGGAACAGGAATCACTTCTACTGCATCTGGTAACGGTGTAACTCTTGCTATTGACGGTACAGTTACAACACTTACTGGAACGCAGACACTTACTAATAAAACTATTAATGCTGATAATAACACTATTCAAAACCTCGAAGTTGATAATTTAAAGTCAGGTGTATTAGATACTGATATTTCTAGTGTGTCAAGCTCTGACGATACGCTTCCTTCTGCTAAAGCTGTAAAAACTTATGTAGATGCTCAAGTAACAGCACAAGACTTGGATTTCCAAGGAGATTCAGGTGGTGCTTTAAATATTGATTTAGACTCAGAAACTCTAACAGTAGCGGGCGGTGCGGGTATTGACACCTCTGGAGCTACTAATACTCTTACTGTAGCGATTGATAGCACTGTAGCTACTCTCACAGGAACTCAAACGCTTACTAATAAAACTCTCACTGCTCCTACAATTTCAGGGAACTTAACTACTGATGGTACTATTGATGGTCGTGATGTAGCTGCTGATGGTACTAAACTAGACGGAATAGAGGCTTCTGCAACCGCAGATCAGACAGATGCAGAGATTCGTGCAGCCGTTGAAGCTGCAACAGATTCAAATGTATTTACAGATGCAGACCATACAAAGCTTAATGCAATTGAAGCAAGCGCAGATGTAACTGATACTACTAATGTTACAGCCGCTGGCGCATTAATGGATAGTGAAGTTACTAACCTAGCACAAGTTAAAGCTTTTGACTCTTCTGATTATGCTACGGCTGCTCAAGGAACTTTGGCTGCAAATGCTTTGCCTAAATCTGGCGGTGCAATGACTGGAGCTATAACAACTAACAGCACTTTTGACGGTGTTGATATTGCAACAAGAGATGGGGTGCTAACTACCACCACAAACACGGCAAACGCAGCACTTCCTAAAGCTGGTGGAACTATGTCTGGCGAGATTGCTATGGGAACTTCAAAAATTACTGGAGCAGGAGATCCTACAGCCAACCAAGATGTAGCTACAAAAGCTTATGTTGATACAGAAGTAGCTGGGGTTGTTGACTCTGCTCCCGCAGCTTTAAATACTTTAAACGAATTAGCTGCTGCTTTAGGTGATGATGCTAATTTTTCTACAACTGTAACAAATAGTATAGCTGCTAAACTTCCTCTAGCTGGAGGCACAATGTCTGGTGATATTGCTATGGGATCTAACAAGATCACTGGCGTTACAGATCCTACATCGGCTCAAGACGCAGCTACTAAAGCTTATGTTGATTCATCTTCTATTTCAGTAGCTACTGATTCAGTTTTAGGAGGCATTGAATTATTTAGTAATACAGATCAAAGTGTGGCTGCAAATAGTGTAACTACTACTGCTTCAAGAACTTATGGCCTTCAATTAAACAGCGCAAACCAAGGTGTTGTTAATGTTCCTTGGACAGATACTAACACAACATATTCAGTTGGTGATGGTGGACTTACTGAAATAAACTTTACCTCTGCTGATAACACGAAGCTAGACGGCATAGAAGCAAGCGCAACAGCAGATCAAACAGATGCAGAAATTAGAGCAGCCGTTGAAGCAGCTACAGATTCTAATGTTTTTACAGATGCGGATCATACTAAGCTAAACGGCATAGAGACAGGTGCTACCGCAGACCAAACAGCGGCAGAAATTCTGACAGCGATTAAAACTGTTGATGGTACAGGTTCAGGCTTAGATGCTGATCTTTTAGATGGTCTATCTGAAGGTACGTTTATGCGAAGGGCTGGTAACTCCCAGCTAGACATGAACAACTTTGACATTTTGGGTGTCGATCAGATTTTTGGCGAAGGTGACACCGACACATACATGCAGTTTCATGCGGCTAATCAGTGGCGTGTTGTTACGGGCGGCTCGGAGCGTCTAGAAGTTAATGACACTGCCGTAACTGTGCCGGGAAACATGACCGTTAGCGGAATCCTAAGTGTTAGAAATGCAATTGATCTTGCTGACAGTGACATCCTGCGTTTCGGAACTGGCGATGACGTTGAGATGTTCTTTAGCGGAACCCATTTCTACATGGATTTGAATTCTGGAGGTAATAACTTCTACATCCGTGACACAACTACAACTCGCTTTACCTTTGATGACGCAGGTCACTTTACTGCCACAGGTAACGTAACTGCTTATTCTGATAGACGATTAAAGGATGACATCCAACCAATCGAAGGTGCCTTAGAAAAAGTAAGCACCCTTAGTGGTAACACTTACCAGCGTAATGACTTACTCGACAAAGACCCTGAGAGACGCTACGCAGGTGTCATTGCTCAAGAGGTTGAAGTTGTATTACCCGAAGCTGTCTCTGAGTCAGAGGACGGTACTAAGACTGTAGATTACAACGCAGTGATCGCCTTGCTAGTAGAGTCCATTAAAGAACTTAAAGCAGAGGTTTCACAACTTAAAGGAGGTGACTGATGACTCTACCAACTTCAGGCGCGATTAGTCTTAATCAAATGCACGTTGAAGCTGGTGGACAGTCTGGCACAATTGTAAGTCTAAACGACAGCGATGTGCGTTCCCTAATAGGAAAAGCTAGTGGGGCTACTTCCAGTTTTTCCCAATTCTATGGGGCCAGTAACCTGCTAGATACTCAGACTGTAACAGTCGGCTACCTAGCCCCATCCTTGTACACGTTTCAGACAAGGGGCTTTGACTCAACTTTATCAGTAGGTTCTATTTCAGATGGAACACTGAACCCAGTAAGTAACGCCTCAATCGTCATATTAGCTTGGCTGGGTGCTAACAGCACCGGATCAAGTGTACTCAACCGGGTGTATCTAACCGTAAGTGGGGTAAGAGCTAATAGTGGATGGACAAGTATGAAAGTAGGATCAACAACCTACACCAGAACATCAGCAACTTATTCAAACAATAGTACGGTAACTAACTGGTCGTGGTCAACTACAAGTAGTCCGTTCGGATCAACCGGATCAAGTGTTGCAGTGGAGTTCTCATAATGGAAAGATTATATACAAAAAAAACAGACGAAATGGAATCAGATACAGAGTTCGCCTGTGTAGCTAAGGAAAATCTGTACATTGAAGTACCCATAGGTAACAGAACTGAGGCTGAAGTACAGCTTGCTATTGACGACGCGCTTTTGCATACAGCGTTGAGCAAGTTTAAACCAGTCCAATGTAGAGATGATGTCTACTGTGACAAGCAGATAGTTCGTCAGGACTACTCTACTGGTACGACAGAGGCGCAATTGATGGCTGAAGAACTACAGGCGAGCTTTCCTGACTATCAGGATTGGTTAAGGTGGGAGTTCAATATCATAGGAAGGTATACCCCATACAGGGAGCCATATGCTAACGGTGGTTTGAGCTTCTACAACTTCGGACAGGTTCCTAGTGAAAAGCTATTACTTGAATTTGGAACATCTTACCCAACCACAAACCTTATGGATTGGCATGGTTTCAAGTTTGATTCTGAAACTAAGGAAATAATGCTCAAAGTAGTTTTTAAACTGTACGATGGTGAAACTCCTGACCTACCATACAACGATGGTAACTTCTATGCCGCCACTCACAGTCAGGACGGAACCACTAGCGACTGGGTGGATTACTACGCATACGCCACACCTAAGCTCATACGTGAGTTTTGCGCTGATAAAGGATTGTCGTATCCATTACCACCAACCACACACACGGACTGTGACGTTGTATGGTGCTGGGGCTTTGTGTTTAACAAAGACACTTTAGAGTATGGGCCTGTTAAAGCTTATGCTAGATATAATTTATAATTTAGTAAGGGGAACTATATGCTTGCAGAACTAGCCGCAGCTAATGCCGCCTTTGCAGTTATTAAAAGTACAATAGCTAACGGTCAAGAACTAGCAAGTGTAGCACAACAAGCAACCACATACTTTGATTCTAAAAGTTCTATAGCTAAACAAGCTAATAAAGGTGGAAATAAATCAGACATGCAAGCTTTTATGGCTTTAGAAACTTTAAAGCAACAAGAAGAAGAGCTTAGAGAAATTATGATTTATGGTGGTAGAGCCAACATGTATCAAGACTGGCTTCAATTTCAGTCTGATTGTAAACGTAAAAGAGCAGATGCTGAAAAACAAAAGTCATATAAATCAGCTAAAAATCGTGAGCTAATGTTAAATATTTTTACTGTTATATGTGTAACACTTGTAGCAGTCCCCGTTATTGGCACACTTGTTTATTTAATAGTAAGTATTTTAAAAGGATAATAACATGAATGAGCTTAGTGAACCAACAAAAGATATGTTAGATGTTGCAGCAGCTTCTACGGCTTTAGCTTCTTTAGCTGCGTGGCTACCACCTACAGCTTCTCTCTTGACAATTGTCTGGTTAAGTCTTAGAATTTATGTGCAGATTCAAGAGTTTAAACAAAACCCCAAGCAGGATGATTAATAATGAGCAAAAAAAGAAATAAAAGAAATACTAAAAAAGTATTAAAATCTCTTCAAGCTAAAAGAGCAGCTTATCATAGTGGGGGACATAACTATGCAGGGCGTATGGGCTGGCAACCACACAATCCAAAACTTGGATCGCATAATCAGCCTACAGGTGGTGGAAGTACTTCAACAACTGCAAAAACTGCAACAGGCAAGCCACCTACACCAAAGTTAAAAAGACCTAGTGGTAGCCCCTATAGTTTTGTAAGAACGTTTGATGCAAAAAAAGGTGTTGAATCAGCTATAGATCCTAGCGCATCTGCGGCTGAACAAGGCTTTACAACAGGTTCTGAAATTCAACAACTAGATGCAGGAACACCTGTAACTACTGATGGTGTTCAAGCCCCTACAATGGCTCCTGCTGCTCAAGGAGATGTTACTTTAGGTGAAGCTGTACAACCTGTTGAAGCTTCTACATTTACAGCACAAAAAGCTGAAGCTACTGCACCTACTCAAGCTGCTCAAGGCACAGTATCAACAATTGCTGAAGCTGCTGGGCCTACATTAACTGAAAGAGCTACTGCTGCTCAACGAGACACAGAGCAAGAACAAGCTTCTTTAGCATCTGCTCAAGATTATGAAATTAGTGACGGTGCATATGTTGATGCTGTTACAGGTAAAGTTACAGACATTGCTCCTACAAAAGAAGCAGAATTTAAACAACGCGATGCTATTACAGATAATACTGTTTCATCAGGAGAAGCATCTAAAATTGTTGAGTCTGTTGGTTTTGAAGCTGCATCTAGAAGAGCCGTTACGGGCGAAGCCGCTAAAGGTGCAGCAGCAGAAATGGTTGCAGCCGTAGGAAACATTCCTAAAGAAATAACAGCAGCTATTGTTGAAGACCCTGCCTCAGTAGAAGCAGCTATAGATACACAGCCTGTTGAAGTTAAAGCAGCCATTGCAGCATTACCAACTGAAGCTTTAGTATCTTCTCAAATGGAAGGTCTTTTAGCTTCTATGGATGATGGAGAAGTTCCTGTTTGGGCTAGGCCAGCGGTACAACAAGTAAACTCAATGCTTGCTAAACGAGGTCTTTCTTCATCAACAGTAGGAAGGGATTCGTTATTTAATGCTATTATTCAAACTGCTATGCCTATTGCTCAAAGCAATGCTCAAGCTCTTCAGACTAGAGCAGCACAAAATTTAAGTAATGAGCAACAAGCTAACTTAGCACAGTCTACGGCTGACATGCAGTTAAAGCTGGCTAATTTAGCTAATGAACAAACAGCATCATCTCAAACAGCACAGATGGCACAGCAGATGGCTACACTGCAAAGCCAGTTTAAACAAGACGCTGTTATGACTACTGCACAGCAACAGCAACAAACTGCTATGCAAAACTTGCAAAATCGTCAGCAAGCTTCTGTATTAAATGTTCAGAATCAACAAGCTACAAATTCACAAAATTTAGGTAATGAACAGCAAATAGAACTTGCTAATCTTTCATACTTAAATGCTAGTGCATCTGAAAACATGTCAGCGGAACAACAAACACGCTTAGTTCAAATGCAAACTGCCGCAGACTTTTTAGCTAAGAATGCTGCGTTTAAACAGCAAATGGATTTAGCAAATTTAAGCAACGATCAACAAACAAGACTTGCAAATCTTTCTGCACTTAATCAAGCAAGTGCTGATAATCTAAATGCAGAACAACAAACTGAGTTAGCTAATCTTAATGCTACGTTGCAAACTAATTTAACTCAAGGTAAAATTGCAGAGTCAATGGGGCTTGCTCAGTTAAATGTAGATCAACAACGGGCAGTACAAAACGCAGCAATGGTTGCTAATGTTGATTTAAATAAGTTTAATGCTGAACAGCAAGTAGAATTAGCAAACAGTAAGTTTATGCAGTCTATGACTATGGCTGACTTCAATGCTTCACAACAAGCAGCGATGCAGAATGCCACAACTCTTGCAGCAATGGATATGGCTACAGCCGACCAAGCTACTAAACTAGCTATTACTAACGCTCAAAACTTTTTAAGTATGGACATGGCTAACTTAAACAATGAACAGCAAGCAACTGTTTTAGATCAGCAACAGCAGCAACAGCGTTTGTTATCTGATGCGGCTGCTGCAAATGCTTCTTTACAGTTTAATGCTACGTCTGAAAATCAAACTAATCAGTTTATGGCAAGTCTAGCAAGCTCTATGGAACAGTTTAATTCAACTCAATCTAATGCTATGGCACAGTTCAACACTGCTGAAACTAATAGACAAGCAGCTATAGAAGCAGGGAATGAACTACAAGCTGAACAAATTACTGCTCAATTAGAAGTAGATGTTGCTAAATACAATGAACAGGTTGAATTACAGCGTGATACTTGGAATGCTCAAAATGCTCAAGCAATTGAACAATCTAATATTGCATGGCGTAGATCTGCTAACACCGCAGAAACTGCGGCTATTAATGCAGCTAATCAACAGAATGTTCAAAACGCATATAACTTAACAGCGTTAGAGCAAGCTCAAATCTGGCAGCAATATCGTGATGAAGCATCTTATATTAGACAATCATATGAAAATGAAGAAAACAGAAAGACACAGCTTTATGCTACAGCTATTGGTAATGAAGCAGGAGCAACTAAAGACAGTAGAACATCAAGCAGTTCTTTAGTTTCTATGGTTAATGGGATTATATAGAGGATAGTACAAAATGGGACTTATTTCAAAACTTTTTAAAGGCGTTAAAAAAGTAGTAAAGAAAATAGGCAAAGGTATTAAAAGTGCTTTTAAGTCTGTTGGTAAATTTATGGGGAAGCTAGGCATTATTGGTCAAATTGGTTTAGGGCTTTTAATGCCGGGAATAGGCTCAATGTTCGGAAAGTTTGCTGGTGCTTTAATAGGCACTGGCGGCACAGTAGCTACTGCGGCAGGAAACTTTATTAATGCCGCACTAAATATAGGTACTAAAGTAGGTAATGTTTTTAGTAGTATTACAAAAGGCGTTACAAATGTTGTTGGTGAAGTTGTTGGTGCTGCCGCAAATCAACTTGGTTTAGCTAATCCTATAAAAAACTTTACAGGTGCTTTAGGTATTAATAAAGGAAATGGTTGGAATGTAGCAGGTAAAGGCTTTAACTCTGTTATGGACACAGTTTCTAATGCAGGTACTGATCTCTTATCAAAAGGTCAAGACCTGTTTAGCATGGACACACTTACAGGTAAACACGCAAGCGTATCTAAATACTTAGATGAATTAAAAGTTAAGCGAGATGCTTTAGTTCCTGATCTTAATGTGTCAGCCGAAATGGATTCGGTCACTAATGAATTTACAGGTAAACTTGTTGAAACACCCGATATAGTTCTTGAAGATTCTATGGCAAAAGCTAAAGCTTTAGCAACAGGGCCGAACTTAACAGGTGTAGAAAACATGTCTCGAGGCTTGGATGGGACAATAGCTTCTAATACAGCACAAATGTCAACCGTTGCTGATGGAGTAACTAATGTAGCTACTGAACCAAAAAGTTTACTTAGCAAAGCTAGTGACTTTGTAGTAGAAAAGGCGGGTGACGCTAGAGTAAAACTTGGAGAAGCTCTTACAGATGCACCTTCTAAATTTGTAAGTACAGCAGTAACAACCGCAGGGCAAAAAGCAGGAGGAGGGATTCCTGATGTTAATTATACTACAAATGTAGCTTCAGTTGCTTCTATGCCTACATCACTGTCTATCGGATCAGGTGATTATGCAGGAGATGTTAATTTAAATGCTTACATGGACAACACTAACTACATGAATGCTTCTCCTTATGGACACACAGCAGCTATATATAACTACGGTCAAAGTATGAGAGGAGTAGGCTAATAATGGAAGAAGCATATCTTAAACTACAACAAAAAGGAGGCCGACCTATTGCGGGTCAGTCTTTAACAAACGATCCCGAAAACCCTGCTCCGTTTGAAAAGCAACCAGAATATACAAGTGTTCACCAAGCTTCTGAAGTATTGTTTGAAAAAATGCTACAAAAAGAAGTATACATCCCGCTGATGCAAGCGGTTGAAAGTGGAACACCTGTTATGGAAATTGTTCAGGTAATCTTGTTTAAAGGTTTTACAGAAGGCAAGTGGAATCCTGACTTGTTAATAATGTTAATTGAGCCTGTTGCATATATGATTATAGCTTTAGCAGAACGCTTAGACATTGACTTTGTAGTTTATGAAGACGAAGAACAAGATGAAATAGAAGACGAACAAAACTTTGGAACTCAGTTTGAAGAGTTAGCAATGCAGAAAATAGCAAAAACTTCTGCTCCTCTTAAAGTTCCTGCTGGTGTAATTAGTAATGAAGTGCTTTCTAAGATTGAAGCTATACCCGAAAATAGTTTAGAAGAAACACAGGATGAACCAGTACCTGAACCAACACCTGAACCAATGCAGCAACCTGCAAGCTTGTTAGCTGCTGCTCAATAAAAGGATATAATAATGGCGATTGAAAATATAGGCGAGTCGTTGCTTTCTAATGTACGGCAAAGAAATGATAAAATTGCTCGTCAAACCAGAAAAGCAGAGCGTAAAGATGAATTAAAAACTTTGGGTATGACTTTAGCTGTAGGTGTTGGTAACAAAATGTTAGCTGATAGAACAGCAGATTTTTTAAACAATGAACAAATTTTAGCTTCTAATGTATTGTTTAAAAATGCTAGTTTAGCTAGGACACAAGCTGCCGATGAACAAAAAAAAATTGATCAGCATAAAGGAACAGCAGTAGACTTTTATAGAGATCAAATGAAAACTGAATTTGAAACACAGTTTAAACTGCAACAAGATCCTGATGAAATAGGAACTAAGTTGTATGATGCAAAAATGTTTGACGAACTTACAAAGTTAGCAACAGCAAGGGCTGACGCACACAAAAACCTTTATGAATCTACTTTAAAAATTAAAGATGTTGACACTGTAAATGCTTCTATAGTAAAAGAAATAAAATCAGCGCGTCCACAAAAAGTAGGAGATCTTATAACTTCAGGAATTGCAAATCTATTTACTGGGACTTCTAAGCAAGAAAGAGAACAAGCAGCTATACAATCTATTATAAAAAATGATCCTAATAGAGAAAGAACTATTGCGCTTGCAAAAGAGTTTGAAAGAACTGGCAATGCAATTCTTGCTAAAAACTTTGCAGATATGACTGTTGTAAAAACGCCTGAAGAAGAACGATTTCAAGACACAACAACGCATGAAATACAAGTATTAAATGATGTTGCATATCTTATAGAAACTACAACAAAAAAAGACAGGTACAAACAACTTCCTGATATAGTTTCTAAACCTAAAGCTACAAAGTTCTTTGGAACAAATACTGAGGAAACAAAAGCAAATGTTTTAAAAACAGCAAACACAGCTTTTAATTTATCTAAAGAACCTGCACAGCTTTTAACTAGCCCTGCATATGCTGAATTTGTTAAAGCTGTAGGAGATAAAAATATTGTACTAGGCAATATAAAAACTATTGAACAGTACAATACAGTAGCAGAAATTTTACAGACATTTACAGTAGACAACCAAAACTTAAAAGATACAGAAAGAAACGATGCAATTAAAGCAATATTAAGTTCCTTTGTATCAAACAGTATTTCTACTCAAGGAATTTTAGCTAAAGGCACTGATGATGAAGTTGAAGACGCTGTAACAAAGATTATAGAACTTGGAACTCTTTTAAAAGAACAATACTCTAACTAAGAAAGGATAAGTTATGGATGTTGATGTAAAAAACACAGCCGAAGAAGCAGCCGCTAAAGCAATAGAAGCTGCTAAAGAATCTGAAACTTTAGCAGATCCTATTGCTGTACCCGAACCTGAAGAAGATGCAAAATCAACAGGAGTCGGAACAGATATTTTAAGAGTGCTTGCAGACACAAGAGAAAATTTAGAGCCTTTAAATGTTTTGTACGGTGCAAGAATTTTAGCAGAAGATGTAAAACAACTTTTAGGTTTGGACAGTAAATCATCAGAGTTAGAAGCACAACAGCAAGCATTTAAAAAATTCTTTCGTGATAATCCTATAAGTGGTTTTGATCAGCTTTTAAACGCATTTAATAAAACTGATGATATATATACGCCTGAAGGAGATGTTAAACCTACTGAAACTACAGCAGGGGCTGTTGCAGAGTTTGTTCCTTATGTAATTGGAGGCACAAAAGTATATAAAGAATTAGGTGAACGCGGATCAAAGTATATAAGGGGCCTAGCAGCAGGTGCAGTTACTGATGCTGTTTTAAGTGATGTTGAAGACGGAACACTTGCTGATGTAGTTGGTGAATATTTTCCAGAGACTCAATCTAATGTTATTATAGAGTATATGTCTTCAAATGAAAATGATTCTAAGTTAAAAGCAAAAAGTAAAGTGGTGCTGGAAGGTGCAGTCATTGGCGGTGCTATTGATATTGTACTAACAACTCCTAAAATATTAAAATATTTTGGTATTGGAGCTATTGAAAGTGTTAAATATTTAAGTAGGAAAAGTAAGCAGCTATATGGTAAGCCTGTAGAACAATTAGAGTTAGAAGAAAAAGCTGATGTAATGTTAGAAGTTTTAGAAGAAGCTAAAATTAATACACAGTTTAAGCAACAAAGTCAGGTAACAGATGTACAACTTACTGAAACTCCTGAAGGTTCAGCACAGGTTGCATTGCAGAATTCTAGCAAGTTACACAGATTCGTGAATAGATTTTTTACAACGCGAGGATATTTTACGCCTAAAGGATATAACGCTTTTGAAGATTCAGAATATGCTAAAAGACAAACTATTGCTAAAGCAGAGAACATTGCGTTAAGACTTCAACAATCTATAGATGAAATGGCTGAGTCTACTGATCAAGAAGAAGTAATTGAAACTATAAATAAACTTTTTACTCAAGATTTAAAATGGTTAAAAGGCACTAAAGAAGATAAGATTATTGATCTTGCAGACAAATATAATTTAACTGATGTTCAAGCAGAAGAGTTTTTGAATGCTAGAGAATTAATTGATGATATGTCTAATGAACTTATAGGTTCTACTTCTGTTAGTGATTCTTTAAAAGAAACAATTCAAGAAAACGTAGGAGAATATATCCGAAGATCTTACCGTCTTTTTGAAGATTCGGGATATGTTCCAACTCCTGAAGTTCAAAAAGATGCAACAGATTATATTTATAGAAATATTTTAGACAACAAGCCAGATATTTCTGAAGCTTTTGCTTATCAAGAAGCTGTTGATACTGTAAAAGAAATTTTAAAGCAGGGCGACCAAGCAGAATTTTCTGATTATTTTAGTAATCTTAAAAAGATAAATAAAGATATACTAAAGAAACAAGAAACTATACCTTTAGAAATTAGAAGGTTGATGGGCGAAGTTGAACAACCTTCTGAAAATATTATCTTAACTGTTTCAAAAATGACAAACCTTGTAAACAGTACAAAGTTTTACAACAACTTAGAGCAGCTAGGTCATTCTGGTGGATATATATTTAGAAAAGGTGAGCCTCGTCCAGAAGGGTACGACACAAAAATAGCAGGGACTAACTCTAAACTAGATGGTCAATTTACAACTCCTGAAATATTTGACGAGCTTCAAAATAACACTTCTCACTTTTTTACAAACGGGGGTTCAAAATATTATAAAGAGTTTTTAAGTTTTAAAGGACAAGCGCAAAAATTAAAAACTGTTTACAGCCACATGACACATATTCGTAACTTGACAGGCGGTATGCAGTTTGGTTTTGCTAATGGAGTAAATCCTTTTGGTGGAGGAGCAAACGAAACTAGAAAAGTTTTACTAGATTCTATTTTAAAACGTGGAGATAAATCATTTAATAACACGTATGAAAAATACTTACGACTAGGAATTATTAATACTAACGTCAGAGTAAATGAGTTTAGAGCAATTTTAGAATCTGGATATGAAACAAATATAGACGGCTTTCAAAAGAAAGTAGGTTCTAGTTTAGATAAGATAGGTTTAACTAAAAATAGACGCGAGTTTTTTGACAATCTTTATGTTGCAACAGATGATTTTTATAAAATAAATTATTTTAATCAAGAGTTAAGCTTGCTTCAAAAAGCATATCCTGATGTGGCCCCAGACGTTTTAGAAGAGCAAGCTGCAAACATTGTTCGTAATACAATGCCAAACTATGATCGTGTTCCTAAAGGCGTAAAATCTTTAAGGCAGCTTCCTGTCGGTAGTTTTTTCTCATTCCCAGCAGAAATAATTAGAACCTCTGCCCACATTGCTAGGCAATCAGCTAAAGAAATGCAATCTACTAATCCTCTTATACGAGACAGAGGATTAAAAAGAATGGCAGGATTTACTGTTACAACAATGGCGTTTGGTCAAGTAGCCGACATGTCTGCAAAACTAGCAGGGTTTAACGAAGAAGAACAGAAGGCTATTGCAATATTGAGCGAAACTCCTTGGTCAAATACTGCTCCGCGCAATATTGTAAAAATAGATGGTAAGATATACACCAACGATACGCAATACATTGACTCATACAGTGCTTTAAAAGATCCTTTACGTTCTGCGGCTTACGCATGGAGTAAAGGAGAAATAAACGAAGACGAGTTTGAAATAAAAGTTTTAGATTCTACTGCGGCTTTCGCTTATAGCTTTTTTAAACCATATATTGATGAAGCTATTTTAACGTCTGCTATTACAGATGTAACTTTAGCTGCTTTAAATGAAGATGGAAGAACTCCTAACGGTAAAGAAATATTTACCCCCGGTCTTACTGTTGCAGAAAAATCTGCAAATGTTTTGCAACATTTAGGAAAAACTTTAGTTCCCGGATCTGCGTTAAGTATTAAAAGTTTAATAGACACGATGAATGAAAAACCAAATAGAACTACAGGTAAGACTAAATCTAAACCTGCTGAACTTGTTGCAAACATGACAGGAGTAAAGTTTACAGAAGTAGATATTGAAAGTGCTATTAAGTTTGCTGTTTCTGATTTTAAAAGAGACTCTAGTTTGTCTATAACTACAGGAATAAACTTTGAACGCAATTCTGATGAAGTTATTAAAAGATATAAGCAACAACAAAAAGTTCGTTTAAAGTCTTATAAAGAGCTTTATAGAACTTTAAAAGCTGCTGAATATCTTATAGATGAAGATGAAATGTATAGTTTTGCTTTAGAAAACGGACTGAGCAGAAAAGATTTAGCCGCTATAAGCATGGGATATTTTAAACCTAGCAGACCACCGCAAAAAAGCACTGTGGCGTTAGAAGAAAAAACTCCTAATGTAACAAGCACAAAGCAAGCAATTAATGTTTCAGAAGAGCTTGAACAAGTATACCTAGATTTATGGGATATAAGGCTTAACGATCCTATTACAGGTGAAAAGAAGGGCGATCAAGAAAGACTTCAAAAAGTTATGGGCGGTGTCGTAGACAAGCTTGTGCCTAATGCTCCTGAAAACCCTTCAGATAGAATTAATAAGGTTACAGGGATGCCATATAATTTAGAGGCAGGTGCAGCTTATTTAGAAGAGTCCGATCCTATTAGATCTTTAGTTATGGCTGCTGGAGGAAGAGTACGTAAAAGCAGTGGCGGTGAGATGGTGGCTAACCTTGTAGGCATCTCTAAAGAAGATCTTGAGTGGGCTAAAAGTCAAGACAAGCGTTATAGCAAATCTGAAGAACTAGACGGTAAAGGAGATGCAGCCCGTCACCTTGCTTTAGGTTGGATTACTCAAAGAGCAGAGAATCCTGATCTAGCATTGAAGGCTGCAAACTTCCGCGAAAACTTGAGCCTTAGACGTTTAGATAAGCCAATGGATCAACACAACAACAATCTAGGGGCTACTATTAAGGCTAATACTTTTAAAGAAGCAGAAGCTCAGATAGATAAACTCATTGCTGACAAAGAAGCTATGTACATGACACCCTCAGAAAGTGATCGAATGCGTGGGTATAGTAAAGGCAGTCTTGTTGCCAAGATGTTTTTTGCGCCTAAAAAATCATCAGGGCTGTATAGTGCCGCAGAAAAAGCTTCTCAGAAACTTGAAGGTTCTAAACCCAGAGAAGGTCAAGCATTTTTAAATGAAATTAAAAAAGATCCAGATGTTACTGATGAAGAATTAAAGTGGACAAAAGCTAATGAAAAGTTTGCTAACGATAAGAAGGTAACAAAAGAAGAAGTTCAGGAATTTTTTAAAGAAAATGATTTTGACTTTGATGTTGCAGTAGGACGCTCTGATGTTGATAGACCAGATGCAGATTTTAAAGTTCAGCCTGAACATTTAAATTATTCATTTGAAGGTGAGAATACTCAAAATTATCGTGAACTTGTACTTTCTATTCCAGACAAATATAAGAAAGTAGATCTTGATTTTGAATATGAGGATCACCATCCGCAAGCTAAAAATCAATTTGCTCATGTTCGTTTATCTGATATACAGCAAACTGATGATGCGTTTAATACAACTTTATTGGTTGATGAAAT